TGAGTCGCTTGATCCGTAGATCGTAGCGAGATCAGACGACGTCACCTGCGTTGCGGTACAGGCAGTAACAGCGCCACAGGATGCGATGTTAGTGCTTACCGCTGGAGCGCAGCGGTTAAATAGATTGGTCGTATCGATTCCAGCCATAGGTTTTTAATCTTTCGGCTGTGATCGTTACACGGTTAGCTATGTCTTAGGAATAGGGTCAGGTGTTTTATAGGGATGACCTAGTACTGGGGTTAATTGGCCAAATAAAAAAGCCGCGCTTGTTAGACGCGGATTCTGTTAAACGGTTGTAAGTTCTGTTATGCTGGGAGACCTATTGAATCCCAGAAACCCTTTGGAATGCCATTGAATGATGTCTCTTCAGCCTTTTCATCCTTACGCCCAGTAGGTTGAGCTTTTACCGACGGAGCTGACTGACTTGGTGTCGATTTCACTGTAGCTTTAGGAGAGGATTCACTCTCCGACTTTGTGAAACCCATGCGCTTTGCGTAGCTTTCCGCTTTTCTTTCGATGTCAGACTTGATTCGAGACGCCTCATAGTTAGCTGTCTTGATGATCAGCTGAGGAACCAAGCTCTCGTCTTGAATTGTGTAATGCCGCGACCTCTGTGAGGTGGGCATGTTCGCGAAGTCGTTCATGGTTGCGAACCTGCGACCGTCCTCTGTAACAGGGCGCTCATCACGCGGAACTGACTTGAGTATATTTTCAACCCGCATCGCTGCGTTCACAAGAGTCTGAACCTCTCGTGACTTGTTGCTGTAGCCGGACGGATTGTTGATGACGCGGACGGCTGCATCGAGAGCAGGGATGCTCCACTCCTCAACAATGCTCACGGCCTCCATTGCAATGGGATCGCTTTTAATATCTGCAAGCGCCTTTGCACGATCTGAGTCATACATGTCTACGAGATCAGGGCGCACGGCCGCTAGGAGGCTCTTAGAGCTAGCGTCATCTAATTCGCGACGGATGGGTGCGAGTTGCGCTTCTGCTTTCGAGCGGCGAATCTCATCGATCTCGTTGCCGTATCGCTTTGTAATCCGCTCTTCCGCCTCGGTGATGGCTTGTTCTTTTAGGATCGAGCGGTCGGCCTCTTTGAGATGCTTTTCTGTGACCTCGATTGAGTTGTTATCGATGAACAGCTTGTGATCGTGATCATCCCAAGAGAAATCAACGCCCGGATTCTCTTTGCGCCACTTCTTCTCGTAGTTGCGCTCGTTTTTTGCGCCTTCCAGAAACTCACGAGCCAGGTCTCGACCGCGGTAGTCGTTGGGATGAAGTCGCTGAACCTCTAAGAGACGCTCAACGTCTTCTTTGGCATCTTCAGGGATGCTGACTTCCGATGCCTTGGCAGCCTCTTGAGCAGTTCGCTCCGCATGCACTCGCTTCTGGTCTTCGATCTGCCGATAGGTCTCAGCAGCAGCTTCGGCGGCGGCCCTGCTAGCAACCTCAGCAACCTTCTCAGCGGTGATCCTGTTTCGGCGAGGCGTGGGGACAAACTTCTCGTCCTCAAGATCTTCGTTAGGATCTTCGGATTTAGCCTCCGGCTTAACGGTCTCTCGGAATTCAGACTTCTTCTCGGCCTTCTTGGTAGGCTTAGCCTTCTCCTCAGCCTTAGGCGGAGTGTTGGCGGCGTTTTCCTCAGCCACCTTCTCCTCTCCAAGGAGGCGGTCGAGCAGCATCATGCTAGCCTCTTTTGCGGCCTCATCCATTGCTGCGGTGTTGTCGCCCTGCTTCGTGTCAGGAGGGGCGTGAAAAGGCGTTTGGGCCTCGGGAGCATCGGGTTGAAACCCAATGTCGTTCTGTTCTTCAGTGATCATGTTTATCTGTAATTTGTACCTCGGCTGTACGGAGCTTGAGCTTATCCGACAGCACCTCATTCAGGACGTTGAGACACGTTTGATAACGTGCGGCCTGAACCAATGCGCTTGCGGCTCGATGGTCTAGACCAGCCTGGGTGGAAAGGACGCTTGGGTTGCGAACTACGACATTCGCAGCCTCAGCCTGTAGGGCCGTAATCTCAGCCAAAAGGCATTGTTTCAGGCGAAGGCATTCCGGCTGCAGGAGCCATTTGCTGATCTGCAGGGTTTCCGCCTCCGGTATAAACTTGGTTAGGACTTCCAGCATTCTGTTGTTGGGCTATGTCGATGATTTTGAACAACCGCATTACCGCCTCGGCTTGCTTGTCTTGCCGCATTGCGAGCTGTTCGAGAGCTTGGATTGTCTGCTGCGCCTGAGCTTGCATGGGCTCGACAAGATTCGTGCGGAGCTCTTCTCCCAGCTGCATGATCTTGCCGTCCACAACCTGAGTCGCCATCTGAGCGAGTTGCTGTTGCACTTGAGCCGCTTGCTCCTCCTGAGCTTTCTGAGCTTCCTCAGGGTTCTCTGGCTGGTTCTTTGGCAGCTGAATGCGCAGTCGGAAATCTTTTGGCGCACCGCTATAGACGAGAATCTGATTGAACAGCTCGATCAACTGCTCAAGACCGGCAGCTTCCGATAGCGCGGGGTTGGAGAAGATCGACTGGAAAGTCTGGATCATCGTGGCCGCAATCTTCGAGTCCACGATGCGATCAGCACCTTCTCGATCGCTGGAGAACCCATCAACGCGCAACGCATCTTTGCTTCCTCTAATCCCCGCTTTGGCGCTTCGAGACTCTGGCTCATCCACCTCAAATCCCATGTCTTCAAGGGACTTCCTCTTGGTGTCATCCATGTCGGCGACATCCGCCAGAACCTCGTCCGATGAGTAAGCCAGGAACGCTTCGTAGAGCATTTTCTTACGTGCTTTCATCGCGCCATCAATAAAGCTGCCAGTAAGCTCAAGTCGGTTGCTGGTGTTGGACGCTACGATACGCACCTCTTCAGCCGTCTGCTCGTGCGAGGCCGGGAACCCAACCTCTTGCGGGGAGTAGCCAAGAACCCGCTCCATCATCTGAAGTAGCTGGTTGATGCCACCGGCGATCTCCGTCGAATTACCCTGAGGGAGGTTTACAGGCGTGAACGCATCACGTTCCGATTGCTGCTGCCAGGACAGTTCTCGCTTGCTGTACGGGATGTAGGACACTCCGCGATACTTCTTCTCTCCGAGATTGCTAATAAGGTCGATGTACTTCTGGTCAACCACATCCGCGTTCCAGAATACAACGCGCTCCAGGTTCTGCTTCACGGTCAGAATATACTGAGTGAGCATGTTGGAGATGTGATCTTGGAACGGCAGGAGCTCCAGAGACAGCGACGAGTTGTGGGCACTGCCTTGATCCGCGTCGTACATGTAGGCTACCAGCGGGTTGTAGGCGAGGGGAACAGCGTGGCTGACAGTGTGCGATCCTGTGTGGATGAACCGCATCCAGACGGGGTGATCGTAATCGAAGAGATCCCACTCAGATGGGATCAACTTCGAGAAGTGGGATACCACGGTGACGCCCTCATCATTGTGGTTTAGCGTGTAGCGATAAGCATTCTTAAGGCGATCATCCTCACCAGTACCCGGCGCAAACATCCCTGTTTGAGGGAACTTTAGAGCGCACGGGAAAAGTTCTCGGTAGAAGTTGTACTTCGCGTCAACCCACGAGCCGTACTTAAACTGGATGTTATCTGTGTTCCAGAACTGTTTGTTGTTCTTTACGTCTTTAAACCTCTGAACATTCCAGAACCCGGCGTACTCACAGCCGGTATCCGTGTTCATTGTGGTGAGGCGGTTGGTCAAGTCCCAGAACACGCGGCTCGGGTGAGGGATCTCAAATCGAACGCCTTCCTTTACGGTGCGCTTGACCTCTTTCGACTTCTCCAAAAAGATCTGCTCCTCACGGTAGAAATCCTCCGCAGGGAAGTTGATACAAGTGCCGTACTTGAGCATCTGTAGAATCGACTGCCTCTCGTCCTCGCGATAGCCCATCTCCTGCACCATGCGCTGAATGCGGCTGGTAATAATCTCACAACGCAGACGGTTCGGCGTCGTCATTGACACCGGCTCATACTTGTAGAGAGGAAAGATGTCTCTGTCAGAAAACAGCTTTGCCCAACGCATTTTGGTGTAGGCCTGAACCAGCGGGACAAAGATGTGGAAGAAGGTGGGAAGATCTAGCTTCATTACGGGTTTGCCGTCCCGCCCACAGACCGCCGATCCATCCTTGTTACACATCGGAACAAGCATGTTCGTGAGTCGATTTGCCATGCCCCACGTTTTCATTGCGTCCAGAGCCTTCTCACCAGACACACCGCTAGACAGAAGACCTTCGACTAATGTGTAAGTTATCTGCCGCTGCGACACATCATAAGCCTGATCAATCGCATACCAGAGACGAGCGTCGTCTAGATTACGGCGTATGCCTTCATCGATGCGCGACGAATTTAGGTCGATCAGCGCCTTAATCTTTTCGCTGGGAACCTCAGCAGTGAACTTAGCCTTTAGCTTTTCGGGTGTAGCACCGCGCTTTTTGAGG